AACCATGTCTATCGAAGAAAATGAGGAGTTTAGAAAAATATTGTCTTATTCAGCGCCAAGAATTATGGAATATTTTAATGTTGCCAAATCAGTTTGGACAATAGTATTTGATTCTTTGGATATGAAAATCAAAAGAAACAAAAAAAATATATTACACCCAAAAGGGTATTTTTTTTATACTGAAACAGAAAGTAAAAAAACTTATGTGTGGGAGTACATTATAAAGAAAGAAACAAAAAGTAACCCACAAAGAATGGCAAATATAAATTTAATTTATTTCGATGAGATCGGAGAGTTGACCATTCCAAATATAATATCTACATTTTCAACATACGAACCAAAAGACAAGAGAATGGGGCCAGTATTCCAAATGTCATCAAACGGAATTTTTCCTGTTAATGAAACATTATTACCCCTATTCAAAAGAAGAATTGCGGGACTTATCTCACAAACAAAAAACCTAGAAGAAAAACAAGAAACAGAATAAGTTATGGGATTTAATAAGAGAATTTTAAAGAAAGAAAACATTTTAAAAAACCTCCCAAACCTTATGACCTATTTGGACGCCGATGCAATAATTTGTACCGACGATTTTTCACGCGAGGTATATGGGTTATTTCGTATCGGGTCATCAAAAGAAGAAATAATAAATCTAATAAATAAAATAAAATGAAAATTAAATTGGAATATGTTTGGTTAGACGGATATAAACCTGAACCTAACCTGAGAAGTAAAGTTAAGATTGTCGAATATGAATCTGTTAAGAACGCATTACTTGATGGAAATTTTCCTATGTGGAATTTTGATGGATCATCAACATTTCAGGCAGAAACAGGAAACTCAGATCGTTTGTTAAAACCTGTAAGACATTACATGCCTTCTGCATTTCCAATTGAAAACAACACCGTTTATGTTTTATGTGAAGTATTAAATCCTGATGAAACACCACACGAATCAAACAAAAGATCAAGTATTGGTGAAGGATTTGAAGATCTTTGGTTTGGTTTTGAACAAGAGTATTTCATTCGTGAAGAAGTTAATGGAAACATTTTGGGCCACAAAAGAAACATTCTTAAAGGTCAAGGTGAATACTATTGCGGTGTAGGTCATAATGTTGTTGGTCGTCCATTTGTTGAAGAACATTTAAATATGTGTTTAAATTATGGTATTAACATCACAGGAACAAACGCTGAGGTTGCATTAGGTCAATGGGAATACCAAGTGTTCTCTCAAGGTAAATTAAAAGGTGGTGACGATCTTTGGATGACAAGATATTTCTTATTAAAAATTGCAGAAAAATACGGTTATCATATTGAACTTCACCCAAAACCAATTACACACGGAGAGTGGAATGGCTCAGGTCTTCATACAAACTTTTCAACAAATACGATGAGACTTGACGGAAACGAGGAATATTTTATGTCTTTATTCAACGCTTTTGAATCAAGACATGAAGATCATATTAAAGCGTATGGATCTAACAATCACTTACGATTGACTGGTGAATATGAAACTCAAGCGATGGATAAATTCAGTTGGGGTGTATCTGATCGTGGAGCGTCAATTAGAGTTCCTCAGGACACGGCAAAAGAATGGAAAGGGTATGTTGAAGATCGTAGACCAGGATCAAACGCGGATCCATATAAGATCATTCGTGAAATTGTTAAATCACTTGATGTTACACAACAAATATATGATACAAAACATATGATGACTTCATTTGTTGATATGGATGGTCTTACCGGAAAATACGGAACGATATCTAATGAAGAATTATTAAAAGAATACAGAGAAGAAGAATAATGGATAAAGAATGTGTATGTGGTGGAACAGGACTTTGTCAGTGTCCACCAATAAAGATAGAACAAGTGAATCACCCAAAACATTACGGAGGTGAAAATAATCCTTACGAAGCAATTAAAGTTATTGATGCTTGGGATTTAGGATTTAGTTTAGGAAATACAGTAAAATATATATCACGTGCAGGAAAAAAAGGAAAAGATAAAGAACTTGAAGATCTCAGAAAAGCCCTCTGGTACCTCCAACACCACATCGAAACACTCGAAAAATAAAACGGGTTTTGATAAAGAGATTAATGTTTGGGATGCTCTCACAACACCGAATGAATTATTAAGAGAAACCCTAATTAACTTTATGTGGGGGTTTTTAGGAAACTCTATTGTTGTGTTTGCCGCAAAAGAACTGGACTTTTTGGTCCTTATAAATTATATTGTTTATTACATACTAATTTCTTATATTGTGAATAGGAAGAAATATGAAACCATGTTAGGTAAATTCATTATTCTTCCTGGATCTGCGGCAGCAGGGGCGTTTACAGGATATAAATTGGCTCAGATAATTTCAAATTTTATTTAGGTATGGAAAAGGAATGGAACCCAAACGACTTTCAAGGAAGGTCAAAAGAACAAGTAGAAAGGAACTATAGAGTTTTTGAGATTTTTTTGGTTTTAAGTTGGTTAGTAGGAACCGCTCTTGTCCTATTCAAATTAATTGATTACATTTTTTAATCTATAATAATATGAAATACTACAAAATTACCATAGGAGGTAAAGGTGCAGAAGTTTACCCCTTTCAATTGAATACAGAACAATATGAAGCTCTACGAGATGGTGGTGTTGAGCAGGATGAATTGGATCACGATCAGATCTGCGAAATTTTGGGGGTTGATACTTTTTTTGATTCACCAAACGAATCTATTATGGGACCATATCCAGACGCATTCTTTGTGAGAGTTGGGGACGAGGAAGGGAATGTTGTTTATCAAAGTGAGGAATTTGATAACGAAAAAAGTGATTACGAAGAACAATATTGTGGTGAGGTTGCTTACCTAATCATCGAAGACTATTGCAAGGGAGAACATCTTGTTTACGATATTCCATTAGAAGAGGACTTCGAGATCGATAAGTTAAGATTCAAAGTCGATGACATTGGATGTAGAGTTGAGGTAGTAAGTGGTATACTATACGAAGAAAAAGAATACAAAATATATAAATCATTTGGTGATACATCCAGTAAAGGATACTACTACCATTTAACAGCAGGAATTTAAAAAATTATTGCAACAAATATACACTTCAATATATTTATAAATAAAGTGTATATGAAAAAAATTACAATAGAAAAAGACATTATTAATAATATTGTATCAGAATATAAGAATGGATCCTCAATACCTAAATTAAATAAAAAATATGGTATTAACACTAGAAAAATATCCCAACTGTTAAAGGAAAATGGTGTTGAAATACGAGGTAGGAGAAAATTCTTTTACGACGAAAATTTTTTTGAGAACATCAACTCAAAATTAAAGGCCTATTGGTTAGGATTTTTATTTGCCGATGGGTGTGTAAGAGACATTAAAAAGGGATATACATTAAAAATAAAATTATCCCATGTTGATGAAGATCATTTAGTTAACTTTAACAAACACATCGGAAATTATAAAGGTGAGTTAAGAACTGAAATATCAAAATTTAAAGGTGAGAATGGAAAAGAATACCAATCAACCGGAAAAGTATTATTAATTAATTCTAAGAAAATAGTGAAAGATTTAGTTAAACAAGGTTGTTATCAAAATAAAACAAATATAATTCAGTTCCCAAATATAGACTCGGATTTAATACCCTCTTTTATATTGGGATATTTTGATGGTGATGGTTGTATAACACAAAAAAAAATTAAAAATAAGTTGTACTATAATGTAACATTCACATCAGGGTCTGAAATTTTTTTAGACAGAATAAGAGAGGAGTTAATCAATATTGGAATCAAATCAATTAGTAAATATAATTATACAACATTTCATAGATTACAAATATCAAACAAAATTGATTTATTAAAATTAAAAACTTATTTTTATAATAATGATGAGTATTCTTTAAAAAGAAAAAAAATAAAATTTGATTACATATGATTGAAACAGGAAAAATAATAAATGGTGATTGCATTGAGGTAATGTATGAATTACCTGAAGGTTGTATTGACCTAATAATAACGAGCCCCCCATACTCAGTAAACATCTCTTATGATGTTTATGATGATAACACAACATTAGAACAGTATTTAGAGTTCTCAAAAAAATGGTTACAAGAATCTTTTAAAGTTCTAAAAGACGACGGTAGAATATGTGTAAATGTTCCATTTGAGATAAACTTAAAAGATAGAGGTGGTAGAGTGTTTATTGTTTCTGAGATTTGGAATGTAATGAAAGAGATCGGATTCAAGTGGTTCGGATTAATTGATTTACAGGAGGAGTCACCTCACAGAAGTAAGACAACAGCGTGGGGTTCTTGGATGAGTCCTAGTCAGCCTTACATTTATAACCCAAAAGAATGTATAATAATTGCTTATAAAAATTCACCAAAAAAATTAGTGAAGGGTCAACCACAATGGGTTGGAGAATTAACTGAAATTGAAAATGAAGATGGTTCAAAAAGGAACAAAATGGTCTACGACGAGAATGATAAAAAAGAATTTATGGAACTTGTGTTTGGTCAGTGGAATTACTTTGCAGATACTAAATCACTCACCAAGGCAACTTTCTCGATGGACATACCAACCAAAGCGATTAAGATTTTATCCTACAAAAACGATGTAGTTTTAGACCCATTTGCAGGATCAGGAACTAGTTTAGTAGCGGCTGAGATTCTTGACAGAAGATGGTTAGGTATTGAACTATCGCCAAACTATTGTGATGTTGCAAGAGGAAGAGTTCAGGTTTTTGTCGATGAAAAACACAAAGTTAAAGTTGAAGAGGTTTTAGATTAATTCTACCTCATCATCTTTTTTTATGTCATACTTTTTACAAGTTCCGCCAGGTAATTCTAAAACTAAATCACCGCTACCCTCAAACCTTTCACACTCATCAGTAAAACAAGGTTTACAATTATGGTGAATTTTTGAGATGGTATTATTATCTATAAAAATAATATCTAAATGTTCTAAACAATTCTTCATCCAAAAAGAATGGGATTTGTTTTTCATGAAAAATAACATACCATCAAAGGAACCGTCAAATTTTTTTCCCATCATACCTTCTTGGGTGTCTTTTGAAGTTAATAATGTTTTAACGTCAAAAAGGTTATTATTTATTTTTACTTTCATATTTATAAATATATTATGGTTAAGTTTAAAAAATGGGCTGGTGTTATTTTAAAAAATGATGGTGAAGTATTACTTTGTAAACGATCACCCGATAAATCGATGCCAAATACTTGGTCTATCCCTTCAGGTCATATTGAGGAAAATGAATCTCCTGGTGCGGCAGCTCTCAGAGAATTTTATGAAGAAACTAATATTGAATTAGATAAAGATTTAGATTTTGTGGGTTTTTTAACTAAATTTAAAAAAGACGGGACAAAAAAGGGACATATGTTTGTTTTTTTATCTGAAACAAAAGACAGAATTGAACCTGATTTAAAAAACGCCAAAGACGGTTGGGAACACACATCTTGTAAGTATTTCAAAAAAGAAGACCTACCTGAACAAAAGGGTAATGAAGAACTTTTAGAAATTTTAAAAAGAATTATGTAATTATTTTGTTTTATTTGAAAAATTGTGTTAGATTTGTAGAAACAAAAGACAAATGATTAAGACAGCTCTAAACCACAACATTAAAATAATGAATGAAAAGTTCGGAACTTTACTTTCTGAATCTTTTGTTGACTCAATACAATTCAAGATTTTTTTAAAGATGGTGGACGGAGCTTTGA